AGTTAATTTCTTTTATTATACTATCACACTCATCACGGTTTTTGCCAGATATACTTATTCGCCAAGTATCCCAAGAGCCATACGCAATGCCATTCAGTATCCTTCTCCTGTTATTAGAATTATGGGTATAAGACATAGCTGGCAGTGATGCGTTTTTAGGCACAAAATCAGGGTATAGATTTACACTAGCAAATTCTGATATAACCTTATAAAGTTCATCTTTGTTCATTTTATGTATTTATCCGTTAGCTTGCCTAGATTATATTCTATCTTACTAAATGCAGCCTCGCTTTTCATATCAAAAGCCCTACTAATAAAGTTTGTTGCTGTTATGCCAGCCGTGATGTTATCAGAGTCCTTAGCATCAACACTTTTGGCGTTGCTCCGCTTTTCATTGTAAGCCCTATCACCAGAATCTAAGCTGTGTGGTTGAGTTCCAAACTCAAGCCAGAATGCGTACATAGATGCTGGCATATCTTTGCTTGCGTTTTTACCGAAAACAGCCATAGCTGAATCAGACTTAAATATACCTGAGTTAGAATATATATATGGATAGCCATTATTAAAAGTCATGCCAGTATGAGTGAGTGAGGATTTTTGGTTTATCATTAATCCTGTATCAATTAAACTACCCTTTTTACCGAATGAGGCAATATTCATAACCATCTGATCAGTAACTATACTCCATCCCTCATCAACGGCATCAACAATCTCCTTAGAAGAAACCATGCCCATAAGGTTTTTTAAGTCTTGATTGAATTCCTGCATACCCGTTACTTTTACTGGCATTAAATATCCCTAGAAACAGTGATGATCATTTCTCTATTTTTATCATCTGGCTTGATTGAGGTTATTGTGTAGTCGTTACCTTTCCACTCAATAATATCTTTGTGTTGCAGATCGTTACTGCGTCTAATGAGTATAGAACAAAACTCAGTGTTTAATGATACGCCAGCCTTTATCATTTCAGAGCCAGATAATACTTGTACATTTGCTTTCATGGCTCTAACAATATCATAGTTATTAAGCAACTGACCTTTTGATCCTTGTTCGCCAGTATTTCTTTTTACTAATATCTGGTGTCTTAATCGTCCAGCCCTCATAACTACACCTCAGATAACTTGATAGAATCAAGTATTGATGTTGATTTTAACGGTATATCACTAGTAGTCATGGTAACTGTGTCCTCACGATTCTCGTACAATGATGATACCAGCCTTTTAACACCAAGACTTGCTATGTCTCGATCATCTTGACTAAGTTCAATTACATCAAAAATAACAACAACACTACCAGGCTTAACATCGTCATGAATAGTTATACGTTGAGATATAGTATTAAATGAATAATTAACCGCCTCTGAGCCAACCTTTGCTGAAGTTATAGAGTCGGTTACGCCTAAAGGTATAAAATAAGAGCCTTTGCTCAATGACATTTCAACAGTGCCAGTAGATAGCATTCTATTTGTGTACCTTTCTGCTAGATTGGTCGCGCCATCTATTAATGATTGTATATACTCATTTTCAGAATCATCATCAATTATATTTAGCTGCGCCTTAGCTTGTTCAATAGACACTATTTGTAGTGGCTCTTGCTGTATAACTCTTTTAAACATGACTTACACCTATAAAAAAGGGTGGCGAATTGCCACCCTTATTGAGTCTACTTTAACAAAGCAACTTTAACTATGCGTCACCAGAATTAGTGGTAGCAACAACGATAACGATTGCATCACTCGCTTGAATGATAGTAAACATTTCTTTGTTATTTTCTACATAGCGAACACCTTGTTTTTTCATGGTGTTAATTTGCATGTAGTCAATATCACCATTCGCCATAGAGAATGCTTTACTTAAATCACCGTAAATCATAACTGGTGCGTCAGCAGCTAACTGAGGTAATGTTTCATCAAAAACAACAGCTTTACCACGTAAGCGATCTTCTGAGCTATCCATAAAGCTATTAGTTAGCAATGGTCTGCCAGTAGTATCCTTAACGGCTTCAAATACACTATAAGTATCTTCAGTCATATGCCATTTAGCATTGGCGCGATATTTTTGAGGTAAGGCGCGGCTAACAGCAAGGATTAATGCAATTTTTTCTTCATCGTTAGCGCCTAAAGCACCAGCAACACCAGTAGAAAATGCAGGGAAGAACTCATGACTACGAGCATCGGCAGGATCGGCAGCCATTGTTGACTTCCATGATTGACCAGTAGTATTGGTAATATCTAAACGACCACTTGATAAGATACCGCGACCATTTTTATCACCACCATCACCATAAAGCACTTTAGTTGATAAATCGACACCAAACTGATCACCTAATAAGCGAAGTAGATCTGAGTACACGTTATAAGTAGTACCGAAAAATGCTTCATCAGTGATAGGCGCGTTTGACATAATTTTCACTACATCAGATTTAACTTGACCGTACTCTTGAGTTGCAGTTGGTGGAAAATCAGTACCAGCAACGTTTTCAATGCCATCGGCTGTTGCAGGGTATTTACTTAGCACTAACTCACGATATTCGCGTGTTAAACCTTGACGTACACCAATCTGACCAAGGATAGGCGATAAATCACGCGCATACTCAATAAGGTCAGTTGCTAATACTTCTTGGACTGCGGTTGCAGCACTACCAGTACCAGTACCATCATTCGCGCCAACTAAAGACAGAGCTTTGGCTTGGTCTTGCATTGCACCATCAAAGAAACTGTTGAAGTCACCAAAACCATGCGCTCCACCTTTGCCATTAACAGGCATAGATTTGCCAATGAATTCATTGATACTTTTCATTGCAAAACCACGCACAGCGTTCTTTTGATCTTCTGGTAAAACTAACGCTGGCGCTTTAAACTTGGAGCGAAGATCGCTAATTTCGTTTTTCATTTCTTCAGCTTCATCAGCCGAAAGTTTAGCACCATCAGTTAATTTTGACTCTAACGCTTTAACTTGTGTAGTAAGTTCATCGTTAGCTTTTTTTTGTAAATCTACTTGAGCAACCGCTTTTTCTAGCAACGCTTTTAATTCTTTGGCATCCATAATGGATTTCCTTATATTTAATTTAAGTTAGGGTATTTAATTTAAGCGCTGACCACAGCGATTACCAAACTGACCACAGCATAGCAATATAGAGATATTATTCCACTTTTTCCATTAAATCAAATATATCATCTTCTTTAGTGTTAACCTCTGCTACCATTTGCTCAAAAATATCACCAACTTCTTCAGCAAACCCTTTTGGGTCATAGTGATTGGCTATTTTTTCAGCTTGTGATTTAGATAACCCTTGACCACGTAATAGTTGTTGCAACTCACGCTTAGTGGGTAACTCACCACCTTTTATGCTTGACTTAATAGCTTCAAGTTGAGCGTTTTCATCGCAAGGAAAGTTAACCCATGATATTTCTTTAATATCTAGCTCGATCAAGTTATTAATGCCTGTTTTGCTATCGTACTCACTCTTTACCTCAACATAGCCAATAGAAAATGAATTAAGCGCGTTATCTTTAGCAAGTATTTTAATATCTTTACCCATACTAGTTTCAGATAATTTACCTGTCATTTTGAGTCCTTTGGAATCCTCTTCCATTTTAGAGTAAGACCCAACAGGTAGGATAAATGGGTCATGCGCCCAAAGCATTTTAGGCATAGTTCCTTTTTCAAGGTGTTTAGATATACTCTTACTATAACAGCCATCCATAGGGCGATCACCAGCATGATCTATATTGTGCTTAGTGTTACCGTAACAAGTAAACGTACCTGACTCATCATCGTACTTAAAATTGGTTACAGGCACTTCTATATATTTAACTTTCGACATCGGTTTCTTCCTCTACTGTTGATTCGGTTGGCTTGGATGCCTGTTCTTGCGCTATCCTTGCTTGTTCTTGTAATTTTGGCACATCAGTTAATTGACCAAGCGTAATATTGTTCGTGTCTATTGCATGAACCTCTCCACCCTCAATAGGTTGCCAGCCAGTATCTTTACGCATTTCGTTAATTGATATTGCGCCTAATTTAAACTGCTCACCAAGCGCTGTTACTGTCGTGCCAAAATCGCCACGTATAAATCCTCGCTCATCAAGCTTTATCTTTAGATTTTTAGGTAATAATGCGTTTAAAGCAAACTCAAGTTTTACTACTAAAGGCATTAGGACGTTAATGTAATAATCCTGATTACTGGCTTTGGTGTCAATACCTGAACTAACTTCAGCGCCAATACGGTGTGGTGGCACTCTAAATAGTGAACAAATATCTGTTTTAGAATACTTTCTTTCTTCTAGTAGTTCAGCATCAGCAGGGGATATAGCTAAAGGTCTGTATTTCAAGCCCTGATCAACCATAACAATTTTACCGTTGTTCTTTTTACCTACGTACTGTTCAGTAAACTGCTCACGTAACCGTTCAATAGCATTACGATCCTTAAATACTAAATCTGACTCAAGTATGCCACTTGGCATAGCGCCATTTTCCATCATATTAGCTAGATGCTGCTCTTGAGAAATACCAAGACCTACGGCACTGCCGCCACATGAAATAGGAGATAACCCATTAAACCCATCAAGCGTATTTAGCTTAATGTGCATTATTTCATCGCCACTCATGGCAAGTTTTGGTTTGCCATCGTTAGTGGTATAGCTGTAATAAATATTACCATTTTGATCCATTTCTACATGAACATTATCTTGGTAACGAAACGGGATTATCTCAGAAACACTACCTCTATCATTTTTTACAATATAAGCATAAAACTTACCTCTGGCTTCAAGGCAAGTTATGTACATTTCAATAAAGTCTTGCATACTCATAAAGTCATTAGGTGACTCCGTAAATATACGATGCTCCCTACCACTATCAACGACATCAAAGCCTTTCGTTGCTTTACGCATGAGCATAACAGGAAGTTGACCAACTGACTCAGACTTATCACGCCAACACGCATACACCGCAGAGTGCTGACTAGCTGTATGTACGTTAACTTCAACACCAGCAAAATTCTGACCACCGAAGAACCTAAAAACATCATTTGCAGCAATGCTTTTAGTGTTCATACTATATAAATTACTAATAAATGACTTTAAGCCCACGGTTTTTCCCTTTAAAATAAGCCTCTATGCTCCAAGGCATTATGTTCTACTTTTTGTAATGTAGCACATGATAGCGCAATAATCGTGCTAATTATAGGATCTATTTTATCGGTTTTACTGTTCTCACGAACAACTTTAACGTTATTCTGATCAGTAACCTTTAATATAGCATTAGAGGCAGCAAACTCTAAAAGCACGTCATTATAGTGAAATGTTTTCTCTTTAATTAAGCCCTCTAGTTTTTTCGCTGGCTCTGACATATTGCCCGTACCTTGTGAAACAGCAACCATAGGCAAGCCCTCTTCAGCAAGATCCTCAGATATTTCCCTCATATGATATGGATCATAACCAAACATTTCTACATCAAACTCAGAGTTAGCCCATCTTATAAACTCAACAATAGGCTCATCGCGTATTGTTGCGGTATTTAATAACTCTAAATTTCCGTAATCAACTGCTTTTGCGTAAACTTGCCGTAGATGATCCGTCACACTAAGCATGGTCTGTTTTGGTAGAAAATTCTTATAAAAGCAATCCGCACCACCATCATCATTAGGGAATAATATACAAAAAGAGGTTAAATCGTGTACAAGCGATCTATCTAAACCAACCCAGCATTTGCGACCACGATAGTTAGACATTGTGCGGTCAAATTTACAAGCATATAACTCATCCATATCGATCCATTTATCAGCGCCAGAAACGAACACGTTTAAATGCTTAGTTAGGAAGTTTGCTTTTTCTGACGATGATAGATGCGCTTCAATACATCGATCACGCAAATATTCAATACTTGGTTGATCACCTAACGCTGGATTAGCTTTGTGCCAGTTCTCTTCTAAATCCCACTGATCGCCTTTGTCAATCTCATAAATAAGATAAAAATACGCATCTTGAACACGCTCATTATTAAGGACTTGCTTACCAGCTTTATTAAGGTCAGTACAAATACCGTCTAGCACAGTGCCAGCAGTAGTAATTGTTAACATTAAACCCTCTGGCTGCGCTCCAAAGGCTGAAACCATAACGCCATATAAGTTCCTGTCTTTTATCGCGTGGCACTCGTCCAGTGAAGCAATTAATGGGTTAAGACCATCTAAGCTGTTCGAGTCACTAGCTAGTGGTCTGAATTCTCCCTCTTGTGAGGGTAATAAAATATCATTAGCTCTGGCATCGAAAATAGTTTGCAACCGCTTTGATAGTTTAATCATCACTTTTGCAGCAGACCATAATATTTTAGCTTGATCACGTTTTGTTGCAACTGAGTAGGCGCGAGGTCTAAAGTATCCTGACTTGTACATAAAGTATAAGGTTAGACCGCCAGCTAGTGTTGACTTGCCACCTTTACGTGCAACCTGTACATAAGCGTATTTGTACTTACGCAACCCTGTTTCTTTTATCTTCCATGCAACAAGACTACAAACTAAAAATATTTGCCAATGAAAAAGTTTAGTGGCAGTGCCAACCATCTTACCATCAGTAATAGGTATAAATTTAAACCATAGTACAATTGATTTAGCGGCTACCTCATCAAAGAACACATCATCACGCTCTAAATCTTTAAGATGTCTCTCACAAGCAAGCTTGATCCATTTGCCAGCAATTAACTTACCAGTAACTACGTCATGTGCGTACTTATGACACCATCGGTAGTCCTGATCACCAACCTTTAGATCAGGGTAAGCGTACTGTTCAATATCATTCATAATCTTCCCTAGCGATCAGGTTGTAATGTATATGCTGATATTTGCTATAACACCAAGAATCACTCCAAACGCCTGTATTAATATAATTAACTAAGGATGATTCACAATGATAAAGCTTTAACTTTTCCAAAGCCTTAACGCCAATTTGATTTACTATCTCTTGGGTTTGGTTATGAGATAATACAGCTTTAGCTTCAACCGAAACCATTGCTTGACCAACAAAATAAAACATTGAAGTTGCAATAATTAAACAAGCAGAATAAAAGATAGAGTCACTTCTTCTCATTATTTACTCCAAACAAATTAACAACTAATAACCAAGCATGAACTATTGACACTAAAGTACAAAAAACAACAGTAGGTATATTAGCCCAACCCCAATAGTCACCACCAATCATGTACCCTGAAAAAAAAGCAGCATACATAAATAACATAGATAATAAAAACAATAAAAGATTCCTCATCATACTTCCTCAAAACCATCATTTTTATTGCTAGAACCAGA